TTTGCTCCAGTTCGTAGGACTTGATTGTATCCAACAACTTAATGATACGACCATGCACCTTATTTAGTTCTGCTTCTAATTTCATTGCCCTTTCAAATGCTGATGATTTAATGGTGGTTTCCATAGCCACACTTAGAGCCTGTGTGCTGCTGTCCTTTGCTTCAATCCCTACCTGTCCGTATGGGTCTTGGCTCTCGTCCTCTTTGGTAGGTGTACGCATTTCAACAACCTTGTCTGTATACAACTCCCCCTTTGTGTCGGCGTTATATTCCGCTATCTTTTTCTTTAGGTCGTATTCCTTGGCTACAAGCGTCTGTAATTCTCTAAGCATATTATTTTGCACGTCCAAATTTACGCTCTCAATTACCGCCTGTTCTTCGGGTGTCAATTCGTCAAAGTACACCTTGCTATATGCTCCGTGTGTTTCTGCGTTTCTGTTTCTCTCCGGGGCCCCGTGTCCTTTAGCGTTTTGATTGCCTTTTTGCCCTCCCCTTTTTTTCGGCTTTTTTTCAAGTGCTTCATTCCACTTATCCAAGCACTTCCATTTTCGCACCTGTTCATTTTTTACCCCTAGTGCTTCGGCTATTTCCGTGTTTTTCGCTAATCCGTCACTATCCAAAAACAACTGCATTGCCTTATCTCGGTTTTCGTTTCGCTTCGCCACTTCATAACCCCCTTTCGTTTGATTTCCATTTTTCCGCCGTTCCATTCTTGCGGAATCTTTGATATTTTTTATTTTTTCAAATTTCGGTATGCAAAAAGGCAACGGAACAACTCACGCTATCCCGCTGCCTTTTCAGAATTTTCATTTTACTATTATATCATAGATTTTCGGGCAATGGCGGGCAATCTTAACGCTTGATTGTTTCGGCTATAATCTTACTCCGTGATATACTTCTATTCCTTGCTAATTTTCCGCCTAAGACCTCTAGTGCAACGCAACGGATATTTTTACTATGCCTTACGGAATAGTTAATTTGTTCCGCTATGCGTTCCCATTTTTGACCCTGTAAGTAGAATCCGCAAATTATGGTTTTATGTACCGGATTGAGTGAGGATATTTCCTTTAAAATTTCCGTCCGTAATTTCTTCAACTCTTTTAACCTCTTTTTCAAGGTTGCGATACGTTCCGCCGTGTCGGTTTCTGCTAATTTCATTGCAAGCAGAGCCGTAGAATCTGATATATTGCTTCCGTGTGGCATACCGTCATAGGCGATTGCCCCTCTTGTGTCATATACATTCTCGTACTGCTCTAGCCACTCACTTGTAACTTTAATATCAAGGTCAATATACTTGTAAAATTTTAAGATTGCTTCCACATCTGCGTTTTTCATTGTGTCACGCCTGCCTTTCTTTTATGGCGGTCTGTATTTTTCCCACCATTTCAAAAAATATTTGCTATCGCTCGGTTTTTCGATTTCGTGCCGTGTCCTCCCGTATTTTTCTATACAGGATTCGCAAATATCTTTCTGTGTTTCATTTAGTAACTCGATAATGTCTTGCATTGCTTCTTTCAGAGTTTCCCAAATGTCACAAAAGGCTTGCATAACTGAATTTAACTTAATGCACGTTGTTTCTATGTCCTTGCCATATATGGCGGACAGGTATTCTACTCGTTTTGTAAAATCTGTACCGCCAAATAGTGCCTTGCCCTCTTTGTATTCAAGTAACATAGGCTTGTACCTTAACTTTCAAGGTACTTTTTGTATTCTTTAGTTTTCCCCATAACCCATACGGAAATAGCATTGGTTAATCTCTCTTCCCATTCTGCCGGACACAATGGCTTATCCTTGTTTGCTTCCAGTTCAGACGATATAACCGCTCTTACCTCATTGCCTATCAGGGTATATTGTGCTATTCCGTATTTTTCTTTAATCCATGTTGTAAAATCCAACCCCTTTTCCTGTACCTCCGGCACATATCCCGGGTAATTGCTCATGTTCTGCTGCCCCGGCAATTCCGTTTCTGTATCCGTTTCAACTGCTGCCGTGTCGGTTTCCTCTTCTGTCGGCTCATTCATAAAACCGCTCTCTGTTTCCTCCTGTGTTTCCTCTTCGGGTTCTTCCGGCGTATCGTCATACTGCAAAATTCCATTCTCAATCATAAGTGCTACGATTTCCGCAAGGTCTGAATACTCAATCAAAAAGTTATTCCATTCAGAATCAATAATTGTTAATCCCTCTGCTGCGAAACGGTAAATATTTTCCTTTCCGTCCTCCGCTTTGAATTTTGCACCTGTAAATGTCGTTGCAAAGTGCTTTCGTAACTGCTTTTCGATTCCTGCAACATTTTCCTTTGCCTTAAAAATATCCCTGTTTGCCGGCCCCTTAATCGCAATTACTATAGCCTGCTGCACCTGTTCTATCTGTTCGTCCGTAATCTCCGGCTTTTGCTCTTCCTTAACATCTTTCAAGTGCAACTCGCCTTTTTCTTGGTACTGCTCATAGGCTTTTGCCTGTTCTTCCTCTGTTTTTCTTGATAATTCGTGAGCGGTGGAAATATTGATATTCCCCTTTTCCATTTCCTGCTTAAACTCCGTGGAGAGGTTGTTGTCTATTGCTTCCATTCTTCCAACCTGTGTAGTGGACGTGTTAAGCATTTGTGCCACTATGTCACGGATACGCCCCATTCGCTCCCTTTCCTCTTTCGGCTTATCCTTGTTTTCCTCCTGCAACGCTTTCTTGTATTCCGTAAGCATTTCTTTTAATTCTTTCGCCTGCTGCACCTTTTCCCAATCGCTTAACTGCCTTGCGGTTGCGTTCGTTAAAATAAGGCTTAACCTGTCTTTTATCTCGTCCGATTCCTTTTTGATACGGCACGGTACTTTCCTGTATTCTTCTTTTCCGTCAGCTACCAACTTCAAGGCTGCCAATCTCCGGCGGTGTCCTGCGATAACCTCATACTTTCCGTGTGCTTCCGGTTTCACTACCAAATTCTGCTCAATGCACCCGGCTAACTCGATTGATAACGCCAATTCCTCTATATTCTCCGTGGAGTAGAAATTATCTTTGCTCGGCATTAAGTCCTCTACATCAAGCATTACTACCTCAAATGCGTTTTCCTGTTCTGCCGGTCCCGCTGCCGTCTGCTCCTGTGCCTGTACTGCTGCCCCTTTGCTCTTTCCATTGAGCAAACTGTTAAGGTCAAATCCTGCCATTATTCTATACCTCCGTTTCTCTTGTTTTTCTCTGCTTTTGTGACCGAATCGGTCACTTTCTGAAATTCCTTGATTATCTTGCTTGCCATTTCATCCGCTACCATGTGCGTAACTATATCCGTCTGCTCGTCAAGGTCGTTTCTGTTTTCAATCTGATTCTCTAAATTCTCTATCTGACCCTCCAACTCCCAAATCTTGTGTTGCATACTTATATTTGTTTCTCTCAACTCGTTGTATTCCTGCAATGTGATTTCTACGGTTGGACCCTTGATTGTGCTTTCTATGTACGCCCTGTACTCTTCTAACGGTATCTGTACCATTCTCGGCGGTACATACTCCTTTATCTCTTCCACCGCCTGTAATGTATCCTGCTTCATTTCCTTTTTACCTCCTGTGCCTGCTATTCACAAATGCGGGTATCTGTATCTCTTTCTGCTTCTTTGCTTCGGAATCGGCAATACAACCTCTGATTTCTTCCAAAATCTCACTCGTTAAGGTTTCTGCTGTTTTTCTCTCTGCCAACTCCTGCCTTGCCTGCTGCAACTCATATTCAAGCCTAACCTTTTCCGCAATCAGATTTCCGTATACCTCTGATGATATTGTTATGTACCCCTGCTCCTGTACTGCTGCCTGTGTCCTGTACTCTGCTAACACCCCTGCTGCCATAGTTCAATCCCTCCATTCTTTTATTTTCGTGTACTTCTCCTTTTCGGTATGCAACCCTCGCAATCCTCCGTATCCCTCAATTTGCTTATCTTGCAACCGCCTGTATGAAACATCATTTTTGATAAATGCTTACTGCAATTCGTGTTATCACACCGATTATCACAAAACATAGGGTAATTATCGGTATTTACAATAAGAATAGGTCTACGCTCCATTACTTGTACTCCTTTCCTGTTTCCTTGTCCTTTAGGGTAATGCGTCCTACCAACTCAAACCCTGCAAGGCTTATAATCTGCTTTAGCATTGTTATAAGGTTCGTTACTGCTGCATTTCTTTCTTTTGCTTCTTTCCGTTCCTCTTTTGCAAGTGTTCCTATCGCTTCTCCTGCTGTCGGGTCTGGGTATCCCTCCTTATTCCTGTATCCCATTCTATCCCTCCAAATACTCTTTAACGAACGCCTTATAATCCCTAGCGGCCCCGGAACGTGGGGAATACTCCATAAGGCTCATATTTGTAAATGTAACCTCGTCCGCTTTCTCCGTCCGTCTAATGTGTGTCTTGAATACCGGGTAACGCTGCCCCTGTAAGTATTCCTCTCCCTGTCTGCATACATCACGGTTATAGAACATTGTCACAAGGCAACCTCTGAATTTAAGACCGTGGTTTAACTGCTTTGCGTTGTTTATCTGCTCTTCCAGTTCGTCCATTCCGTCAAATGCGTATCCGTCAATCTTAATCGGTATGATTACCTCGTCTGCTGCCACAAGTGCGTTTATAACGGATATGTTTATATCCGGCGGGCAATCCACGATACAGTAATCAAATGCCTGTCCTATGCCCTGTAATTCCTCTGAAAGTATTGTTGCTTGGTTTATGTCCTCATTCTTAATTACTGTGAGATTGGCGGTAAGCAAGTGCATATTCGCCGGAATGATATACAGGTTTTCGCTCGTTTCCACTTCCTGCATTACTTCCCTTATCGTCTTTTCCCCTGTGAGAACATCCGCAAGGCTCGGCTTGTCATAACTCCACCGATTGCAAGCCTTTGATAGATTCCCCTGCTTGTCGTTGTCAATCAGCAAAACCCGCTTTCCGTAATCCCTTGCTAAGATATGAGCCATATTAACCGCCGTTGTGGTCTTGGCACATCCGCCTTTCATGTTAATAATTGCAATGGTTTTCATTCGCTTTTACCTCCTGTTTATGTTTTTTCTTGTATTTGCAATATCCCCACACGCAATTTACCTTGTAGGAATTTTCTATATACTTCTCATTTGTGCAAGCACCTGTTTTTATATTGTCATATATACATTCTTTGCAGTAATCCGGGTGTGTCGGGTGTAAAATAATCTCTGCCATTATCCCCCTCCTGTTTGTATGTCTTGTATGATTTAATAATCCCTCAACATATCCTGCAAATTTATCAAGTCTGCACACATCGGAAGTTCTTTTGATAAATAAAAAACTTTACTCTTAATATTTTTCATTGTTTCCCTAAGTTGTAACAATTCCTTATATTCTTTTGCCGTTATTTCCGCTTTGTCCTCTTTCTTGCAGTTTAAGTATTCCTCTATTTCATTTATCTGCTCTTCACTTCTTTTCATTTTGTTGTAGTATCTGTCGTACCCTGTATCTCTGTAGAAGTCCTCTGCTTCCTCATAATCGCTTTTTAATTTTTCAAGTGCTTTCCCAAGCGTCTTTTCTTTGTATTCCTCTACCTTTTGTATGTGCTTATTCACGCTCTTTCCCTCCTGTTAATACTCTTTGTGCTTCTTTATAGTTTCTTGCTTTCAATGCCCTTAATATCCTTGCAAATACCGCTCCTGCCTGTCTGCCTAACTCTTTATTCATAAAATCTATGTCCTCTGCGGTAAATATCCGCTTTGCGTCCGGGTCATTGATGATATTCTTGACCTGTATAACCTCTGTACCGCATAGCGTCCTTACTCCGCTTTTGAAATACTCTCTATCTTCTTTTGTCATTGCTGCTTTTTCCATTGGCTACCTCCGTGTGTGCCTTGCACACTTTATACAATCTCTAAGGTTTAGGCACTCTATAAAGTGTGCAACAACCTTTTGACCGGGTGGACTTCTCGGCATGGAATCCACCGCCTTTCTCGGCATTTGTGATAGGCGTTGCAATTTTTCACATTAAAAAATTACGAAAAACCTGTTGACCGTCCGCACGCTCTCTAGTTGGCGTACCCACTGCTATTTTTTCACTCTATCCCTGCTACGGCTGTTGGCTTGCCCTCGTCAGAAAACAGGTTGCCGACCTGTCTTGACGGTTCGGGGCGTTTGCCCCTACCGTTTCGGCTATTTACATTATGCCCTCTAAGAAGATACCGTGACCGTTCCAACTCCACCCCTCTTTTTTCTCTGTATGTATCTGGTCTATATCAAACTTTTCTATTGTGTCTGAATCTTCCCATTTCACACATACTAAATCTTTAAGTTTCATTCCGGCACGTTCTAAAACCTCGTTGTGTCTATTTCTTTCAAAACCTGTTACCTCTCCTTTTCTCTCTGCGAAAAAGAAATAACTGATTACCTTATCTCCTACCTGTAATTCCTTTGCCATATCTCATTACCTCCGTGTTGTTTTCTTTTGATGATTCTATTATATACTTATATAAGTATAATTACAACCCGGTATAATTCACAAATATACTTGTATAAGTATATTCATAATTTGTGCAACTTGTATACTTATATAAGTATTATTGAGTATTTCCCATTTTTTCTTTCAACTGCTGCCGTTTTTCTTTCAGATACTTCATGTAATCGCCGTATGTCATTCCTTTAGGCGTGATTTTCTTTTGTATTTCCTGTGCCTGCTGCACTTTTTCCGTTAATACTGCTGCCTTTGTTACCTTTCTCGGCTCTTGCTCCGGCTGTTCTATCGGCTTTATTCCTAACCGCCTTGCCTGTCTGTTTGGCTTTGCCGTGTTGTATGTAAGTATGTTGTTACCGCCCTTGTGGTACACCTTTCTTTTCCGCTTCTTAGATTTTGCCATTTTCCAAATCCTCCGCTATTTCCATGATACCTTGCACACAATCCTTTATATTTCCGTCTGTATCCGCCGTTATGCTCAAAATATCGCTTATCTGTCTTAACCTTTGTATCTGCTCTTTTCCAACTGCTGCCCGTTGTAAGCACTCCGGGCAGACTTCCGCAACCTCCAATGCTTTTTTACCGCATACTTGGCATTTCTTCACTTTGTACCGACCCCCATTTTCCCGCCTGCATAGTTTCTGTTTCTGTGTTATATCGTAACCTCATAAGATTTCTTCCATTCCTCGCCCTCCTAAATCTTTTTAATGTTCTTTCATTCCACCAATACTTAAATACCGTTTTATAAAACGCTTTCGTTTTCTCTTTCATCAATTACCGCCTCTCCCAATGCGTCTAATATCCCCAAATAGACCCTTTCCGCACAATACACGCATATACTGTTACCTATTGCCCTGTACCGTGCTGTGTCCGCTATTTCCGTGCCGTCTGCTCCGTATCTGGTCCAATCGTCCGGGTATCCCTGCAAGCGTTCGCACTCAATCGGAATCAATCGGCGGATAACATAAACAACCGTCTGTACTTTTTTCTTTAATATGTCTTTAATGCTTCTCTTAGGCTTGCTAGGGATATTCTCCCTTGTCTTGGTACTCTCTGTTATCAGAGTTTCCGACCCTCCGCCGTATGACCCCCCCCGCTGCTCTTAAAGTGCCGTTAATCTCTGTTTCCCTGTATCCTCCGTGTTGGTTTTCCTCAAATGCTTTCTTGTCGGTTTTTACTACCAACGGCGTATCTCCCCTTATGGTGTTATTCTGTCCGGCTGTTAATGTTCCGCTTGTACCGCTTTCCCTGTATCCGTGGTGCTGATACGCTTCGTAGAAAACGCTATGCACATCCTGTACCGTCAATGTAGGACACGGACCCCCGACCTCTCCAACGCCTAATCCGTTGCTATTCTTCATCCGTGTAACCTCGTTTCGGAGTGGAGTTACATTCTTTTTCTCAATGAATACCGTTGTTGTTCCGCCCGTCATTATCGTAGGTGCTTTTTCCTCTTCGTATCCTAACCCTTTTCCGTTACCGCCTTGATTGTATATAAAGCCTGCTGCCTTTTCTTCTTTCAAAATGCACGGTACTTGACCTCCTGCACTTCCCATGTTCTGCAAGAGAGTAGGCGTTTTATCCTCAAATGTCCTTACCACGCTGTCAGCGTGTGCAAAGTCAAGACCTAAAACCTCCCCCCCTCGGCTACTTTCTGTTCTAATGCTATCCGTAGGTTGTCCGGCAGTTTCCGCCCTTTCGCCTTTGCTCTTCGGAGTATACCCAAGCAGGCTTTCGGACTTAAAAAGTATTTCTCCTGCACGTTGTCCTCCAAAATCTCCGACAAGGTAGATTCTCTTTCTACGTTGGGGTACTCCCCAATATTGAGCGTCAAGGATTCTCCAAGCGGTGTCAACTGCTGCCCCTCTAACCATTCCTGCGTTTCCCCATTTTCCACTTGCAGGCATTGGAATATCGGTTTTTGTGATTGCTTCAAGCACGGCTCTAAAATCCGCTCCGTCCCGACTTGAAAAAGCACCGGGTACGTTTTCCCAAATAATGAAAGTTGGATATTTTCCATTTGTTGCTAACCTCATTTCGTCTATAATTCGTATTGCTTCCATGAACAACCCCGAACGGTTGCCTTTTAACCCTTTTCTCTGCCCTGCTATGCTTAAATCTTGGCAAGGACTACCAAAAGTGATTATATCCACAGGTTGTATTTCATCCCCTTTTAATTCCGTCACGCTCCCAACGTGCATTACTTCCGGGAAACGGAATCTTGTAATGTCAATACAACTCTGCTCTATCTCTGCTGCCCATATCGGCTTTATCCTGCCTGTAAGCGTTGCTGCATAGCAGAAACCGCCGATACCGTCAAACAGGCTTCCTAGTGTTAATTCTGCTGCCATATTCCGACCTCCCGCTACACATCAAAGGAATAATCCCATACATTCTCATTCCCTGTCAGTTCAATATCTCCGCTGTGTATATAAGCCTTGCATTTAAAAAACGCTTCTGAATGGTCGTTTGATTCCTCTACTTCGCTTTCGTCCAATTCAACCTCAATAACGCTCATATTTTTCATTCCTCGCATTACAAGAAATTTGCACGAATCAACCGCTTCCTTGCAGAGGTATACAACTCCGTCCCACGATTTCTTGATTCTTCCCTCTCCTACAATCTTTATCATTGTTTCCTTTGGTGCTGCATGATAATATTTCATCCTTACCAGTCCTCCAATTTCTTAACTCTCGCCTGTAGATTGGCTATTGTCGTTTTCATATCCTCTATCTGATACGGCAACACGTCCGTGTTTTCAAACATATACAGGACTTCTACCGCCCTGTCTGTACTGATACCCTGTTTTAATCGTGGCTTCTTGCTCTTTGGGTCAATCTCTGTTAATCTGCCATTCTTAAACTTTTTCTTGGTATCCTTTGCCGGCCCCGGCATTGCCTTTTTTATCATGTTGTAATATGGGATTCCCGCCCCGGCTAATCCGTCAAGTCGCACTCTGCAACCCTCCCTCTTCCGTGTCGGTGTCAATATCCTGTATTGCTCCCTTTTGTCTTAAATACCTGTCAAGAAAATGTACTGCACCGTCAAATTTTACTCTGTATTTGTCTACATCTGCTACCGTTATGTATTGCCTGCCGTATATTTCTTTCATATCTCGCCATACATTCCAAGGAATAAAGAAAAAATCGTCCTGTATATTCACGCATACGCCACATAACGCTCCTAACCTGTTGTGTTTCTCCAATGCTTCCATTTGCGTATCTGTAAGCACATTCCGGGTTATTCTGTCTTTGCTTGTCCGCTTCGCTTCAAACATGATAGAGCGTCCCCCGTATAAGGTCCCTTGAAAGTCCGGTTGTGCCGGAGTGCTGAAACGACCTGTAAATATTCCGTCACGGCTTTTCTTTTGTACTCTGAACGGTTCGGGCGTTTTGTCTATCACGGCTATATTGTGCTGTGCGTAATATCTGCACCCGGCTAAAATCTCTCTTTCAAAGTGCTGCCCCTGTGCGTTGTTCCTCCTGTTTTGGTACTGCTGCCGTAATTTGCTTTCGTCTATCGGATTCTCTCTAGCCTGCTGCCATTTCTGCAACTCTTTCTCCGTGTCCGAATCGGTCACAATTCCTTGTCCTATCACAATTCCC